AATATCAGAATCCTGCGTCAGCTTGCGCCCGGTGTCGATGTACTGAGTGCCCGACGATTGGATATATTCCAATGCCGTGTAACTGTCCGGCAGACCTTCGATATGCCGCGCGGCACGCGAAAAGAATTTTCTTCGTCCTATCAAGTGCCGTCACCGACCTTCTGCGCCGCCAAAATTTTGTCCTTGAAGCTCAGTTCCCAGGTTTCGCCGTTCTGAAAATCCGGCGCAGTGCCGATATATCCGGTACCCACAGGCAGAGTGACCGTGATATCGCCGCTTGCCGCGAAGTTCAGGCGCATCCAAGATTCGAAATCACCTACCGGATAGCTTAGCTTTAAGGTCGTGACATCTGTAAGACGGTACTCGGTATTGTCAGCAAGGGTTATATATGGACCCTCAGAGATTTTTTGAGCGATTATGGGTTTGTTATTATAATAAAGAACTCCATTAGAGTCGGAAAGACCATCAAGTACGGACTTATTACTATGCTCGTGGGCTTTCTCAACCGCAGGATAAACCAAACTGTTAAGAATTGTCTGTAAACTTAATGATTGTGCAGAGCTGTCGGCAGATATCTTGGCTTTAATACTGTCTGCTTCAAGTGGTTCCACATAGCAATCCCACGTATCTGTGTTATCGACATATACAAAAAAGACCGCATTGGCAAAAACTAAGAACTCATAATCGGTTTCTGTGGCAATCCCGAGAGGAATTAAAAATGTGTTATTCTCATTCGTAACCGTGAAAGCAATCAAAACTTGCTTGCCCGCCTTATAAGCTGCATCTATTTGCTCGTAGGTCTTATTGTGGGAAGTAATTGTATATCCATCTGCCCCGCTTTGCGCCTGCACATTAACAATAAAAAGTTCCGACTCTGTTGAACCTCCGCCACCTATAACCTGACCATCATAGGTCGGCTCGCCGTCTGACTCCGCAAATTTATCAAGCACCGCCTTGTTATCATGGTCGTGCCGTGCGGCAGTGTTAAGCGCGATTTCGGCGGCGAGGCTGTGACCCAACCGCTCTGTGCCGTCCGGGATTGACACCTTTGCAGTGCCCGTTATCACAGGCGAATAGCCGACTATCTCGCCCGCTCCGAATGCGACGAGCTGCGCTGCCATGTTGCCCGGCTCGGGCACAACATCGCTTGTAATTTTGACAGTAACATAGCCGTCCGCAGGAGTCAGCGGCTCGGTTTGCAAATGCTCGCCGACCGTCGACTCAAAGTAGACACGATAGCTATCTGCGTCTTTAAGTTCGGCGGGCACCGGCAAGGCAAGCACGGTAAAGTTGTTTTCGGCGCGATAGCCTACGTCGTAGCCACGCGGGCGGCTGTATTCGACTTTTATCACTCGTTCCTGCATCTTCTTTCGCCTCCTCTTTTGCGGGCTCTGTCGCCTGTTTTTCGCAGTCTGTAAGCATTTCGGATAAAAGGTCAAGCTTGCCGATAATCTTAGCAATCTCGACTTTGTTGACCTCTATCTGCTGCATCAGCTGCGCGTTATGTTTTTGCAAGGCGTCGCCCTGCGCTTTGACTTCTGCGATTTTCTGTTCGATTTCTGATTTTGTCATTTTTTCACCGCCTATTTATCTTCGTCTGCAAATTTCAAGCGTCTGCCATTAAACCAAAGATTATCGCCGTTTGCCGTGAGTGTCCTGCTGTAGGTCGTGCCGTCCTGATTTCGCGTTTGGAAGGTTAAGCGCATAACATTATCAAGCTCCGTCCACGCATAGAGTCCCGCCCAGAGATAGCCGGACGTCTCGCCCCTTATTTCCAAGCCCGCTCCCGGTGTCTTTTCGGCGTTCATTTTCGCGATACCCACACCGAGTTTAAAATTCGTCCCGCCGACTATACGGTGATGTATCAGGCTCTCAAACTGGTCTTCCTTTGCTTCGTTTGTTTCAACACACCGCCTGATTCGCGTTTTGTCTTTCTCGACGAGCATATAGTCGGTGTCCCAGCTGTAGCCAAGACTGTTGACGACAGGCTTGACTGCGGAGACGTTATCTTTCGATTTTCCAAATCTAAAGCCTTTTGACGACTGCTCGCCGAGCGTAAACTCAGGTGCGGCTATAGTCGCATACCAGTCGCCGCCGAGTGCGGTTTTATACAGCATTGAGCTGCCAAAGGTCAGATATTTTTTTCCTGTTCCGGTTCCTGTGCCCGCGCCTTGATAGAGGTCAAGCACGCCGCCTGACAAGTCGGCTTTATAGCCGTCGTTGTTTAAGATTGACAGGGTACCGCCGTCAAGGTTTATGTCGCCGCCAGTGATGTTGATGTCGGAAGCTTCGATGTGACCCGTGTCCAAGTTAAAAGAAAACTTTCCGGTCGGCGACGAAAGGATATCCGTCGTGATATAACTTGCGGATATCTTGTTTGCGGCAATGCTTCGGATAACCGCGTCACCGTCTTTTGATACACCGTACTCCCAGTTCGGGGATCCGTTGTTCCAACCGTTATTAGTCCAGGCATAACCACCGGCGTTGCGGCAGTAGATAGTGTTGCTTCCCTCGAGCGTAGGCTTGTCGTGGTAATAGGTTATAACCGCGCCGTTGCTGTCCGCTTTACGCGTGACATATAAGCCCATGCTATTTGCGATGGTCTCGTTCAGCGCGAGGGTCGCCTGCTCAAAGTCGTTGATTTGCGCCGCCTGCTGTGCGCGGGTCTGCTCGAGTACCGCCCGCTGCTTCGGTGTAAACGCGCCCATTGTGGCATATCCCGACTGCGTTGCCGTTTCGCCCTTGCCCTCGAGCTTCGTGCAGCGGTTCTGTGACTGCCACTTGACATTTGTCAGCACGACCTTTTTCGTCCCCTGCGCCGTCTCAAACTTCATAATATCAAGCGGTCTAAGGTGCGGAAACGAGTGCGTAGTGCAGGACATCGGAGTGTATGTAAGACTGCACCGTGCGGTTTTAAGCTCCGTTGCCAGTGTGCTGAGATTCATATCACTCTGCGCAAGAAGATTGCCCTCAATGTTAAAGGCATAGTCCTTTGTGCCTGCGAGGTATTCAGTCTTGTTCTCGTCGTTTCCGACGATACGCACACCGGAAAACACGATGCTGTTTTCGGCGAAATCGGTATTGCCGGAAGTAAAACGATCCGAAGCTTTTATCACCGTGTGCTTGGCATTTGTCGCATACCACCCGCCTGTCAGCTTGCCGTCATAGTCAATATACAAGCTCACGCCCATGAGCTCCGCAGCCCAGACAAGCACCTGACGATAGGTCAGGTTGTCCGCCTCCGGGCGTTTCGGTATCGACACACCCCGATGCAAAGTGTTCGTCGGAAGCTTCTGCGACACCCCGCACTTTGTGCAGGCATCGGCGACTATCTGATACAGCGTTGCAGGATAGGCAAGCTCAGTATCATAGGCTCGGTTAAACTTCGCCATGCGGTCATAAGCCGTTATTTTGATGCTCCGGAGCTTGCGCGGAGGGCTGTCCACCGTGTAATAGCCGATAGGCACCGTCTCCGTTGTCGAGCCCGTTGAAAAGCTTGTAGTGACATACAGTTGTGCGCCCTCGAACACCTTGTCGTCAAACGCGCCGTCGGTATTCTCAAGAGTAAAACTCAGCTCTGACATACACGCCGAGCCCAAATCAAGCTTACTGCCCGTGACGCTCGACCAGTCCACCGTTACCGCGCCGATGATGTCCTTGTCGGTGATATTAAATGCCGTGCCTTTGGTAGGCGTACAGAGGATATTGACGGACTGCACCACATCCTCTCGCAGAGCAGCAAGCCCGGCAGAAGTTATTGGATACATAACATCACCCCTTTCGCGCCACGATTTTAAAGGTCACATTGTCAACAACATTCAGACTGCTGTTGTACAACGGCGCACTTCTGTTGCCGACATAAAACTCTTTTGTTACATATCCGCCCTCGAGCATATTTAAGTACTTGACCGTTATATACTCCGGGTTGAACATTTTCAGGATCTTGCTCGCGTTCGCTATGGACAGCCCGGAAAACTTAAGCGTTACCGCGTCGGTCTGCCCTATGCGTTTTTTGTGCATGACGACATCTTCGGTACGCCCTGCGTCGCTGGCAGAAGCGTCCTCAAGCTCCCATTTATATCCGTCCTCCGAGTCCGGATATACCGGCATAGTTACGCCGTCCACGGTAGCTATCGGATTGTCACCGGGATTAAAAGCGGTTGCCACTGCTGTTCACCTTCTTTCTTGACATAAAAAATGAAATATGATAGATTAAAAAGAAAAGGGAGAAATTCTGATGAAAAAATTTATTGCTTTACTTATCGCCCTTGTGCTTACACTCAGCTTGTGTGGATGTGCGAACAAAAAAGCGGCACTACAGGAAGAAATGAACACAAAAGCCCTTGATGTCTTAGATACCGTTGACGATTACATAAGCGGCGATCTCAGCTATAATGGAGCAAAGTCAAAAATGGACGATATCGAATATGATTTTGACCTCCATTACAAAGATAAGTTTTCCACCACACCTGTATATCAAGCTGTCATCGATATTAGCCTTTTCTTGTCTGAAAATGTTAACACTCAACTTTTAGATTCCCGCGATTCTTTAGCTTCTGCTTGTGGAAAATCCGAAATGTTCGGAACAAGTCATAAGAAGGAAACGCTTCGTGAACTTGACAAAATATGTTCTAACGCCTACGATACAATAATCAATGAAGAATACAGCGTATCGCTTGTAACTGCTAAGTTCCTCGAGTACAAGCAAACAAAAGGCGATGAAAAGCAAACCAAAATATATCTCTTCTTTTCCGGCGCTCCTGAACAGTTTGTATCTGCAACAGTTTCCGCCGCGGCTGCGTGGGGGCAAGACAAAGGTTCTTTTGTCATAGAAGCATATTATAACGGTGCTCACTATGCGACATTGGACTTTAGCAATGCAAAATCCAATATACAAATAGGCAATTCAAAGTGGGGCGATAATCTGTTGAAATACGCGACAGATATTAGATATGAATCTGGCGATAACACCATAAAATCATATCTTAATAAAAGCGGCTCGACTCCAAATGCAGAATTAACGCGCTCCATTTTCGAGCAATTCACAATCGCAACGCGATAATTTTTTAAATCAAACACGCCCCAAGCACAAGCAACTCTTGTCTGGGGCGTGTTCTTATTCATTTATCGGAACGATTACTTTACCGGCACGCATATTGACATTCCTAAGCTCGTTTACAATATCGCCGCGCTCGTTCATGACGACAATCGTTACGGTTCCGCCATTGCTTCGCTCCATAGCCCTTTCAACACCGCGCTCAACACCTGAAGAAACACCATCCACAATTTGGCTGTTGTTGGCAACTGCCGTCCTGCCTCCGATCTGTCCAACCATCTCTGGCCCTCTCTCACGGGCAATAAAGAGTTGTCCGGTATCAGGATATCCGCCGGATGCATACTGCTGCACGCCCGATGATCTCCTTGTTGTATTTACAGTGACATTACACACTGTATCACTTGGCAGATTCTTCAAACTGTTTTTTAGATTAACAAGTTCATCAGCATAATATCGCGCTTTTCCACGAGCCGTATTCATGGCATCAGAGGTATCTCGTATCGCCTCTTGCGCTTTCGCCTGCTTTTCAGCAGCATCTTTGACATTTTTTTCGAGAGTTCGATATTCCGGGCTAAGCTTCTGAGATATCCAGTTAGCAATATCTCTAAAGCCGCCACTTATACCCTGATTTTTCTTGTCAAGTTCTTGTGCCTTTTCATTCAGCCTTTTTTGAGCGCTTGCAAGTTCATCTGAAGCGACTTTATAGTTATCAGTAGCAGTCTTATTGTCTGCGACTGCACGGTGAAACGCCTCATATGATTCGGTCAGGATATCTTGTAAAGCAGCCATTTCAGCTTGCTTTTCCAAAGCCTCGATAACATCATAAATTGAGTCCTTAGTCTCCACAACTACGCCTTTGGTCTCGTCGATACTCAAATGCAATCCGTCGATATTCATGGCATTCAGAGTGTCGACCTTGACGCGCATCAAGTCCATTTCATAGGCGGACTTATTTGACTTTTCGCTCAGCTGATATATCTCATCGGTGAGCATTTTGACGGCACCGTACTCTGCACTGACATCCTTGAGCCCCGCGATTTTCTGATTAAGACCGTCCATATTTTCCTTTGTGCTTTGGATAATCGCTTCAGATGACGCGAGATTTTCCGACAATACCTTATAGGCATCGGAGGATTGGTAGGTCTTTTCCGCAAGTTCATCTGCGCCCTGTTCAAAACCTATGATGGCTCCCGTGATTGCACCAATTGCCGCAACAACCAGTCCGGCCGGACCTAACACCACATACATAGCCGCTCCAACGGCAGTAAGTCCCACTGCCATAACCGCAAGTTTCGCTTTGGCGTCTTCTGCGCCCGCGCCGAATGCCTTAAAAGCGGATTTTGCCATCGCCAGCGATGCCGCGAATCCTGCCGCGCCTATCATGGCTTTTTGAGTTGCCGACAAACCCGCTCGGAACTGCTTCAAACTGTCTTTTGCGGCACCCGCAGCTTTCTTCCATCCATAACCTAACGCCTGTGCTGTGCTTCCTCCGGTCTCCTTTATCCAAGAAAAACTCTCGGTGAAAGTAGAGACAACTCTCAGCCCCTTAAAGCTATTCCACACACCTTTTGCGCCGGAGTACCACTTACTCAGCACTTTTACGCCGAAAGCAGCGGTCGCGCCGGCTGCAACTCCTTTTATCACCGGCTCAAGCGCAGAGACTGTGGATTTCACTTTTTCAAGCTTCTGCTTCAGCTTCTCTGCGCGCTCTGCAAGCTTCGGGTCAATAACGCTGTCAGCGTTGGAAAATGGGCTCTTAAAATTGTTCCCCCCGCTTGATACCGTTGTGCTGCTTCCGCCTCCGCTGCCGCTATCAGATCCGGTATCCGGCGTTCCGAGACGATTGATTTCATCGATGCCGAGCAAAGCGTTTTTATAATCCTTTGCCTTTTTCGCCGCGCTGCCGAGGTTTGTGGACACTTGCTGTGTGCTGTTGGCAAGTTTAGATGTGTTTGATGATGTCTGACTCGTTGCACTCGACGTGCCGAACAATATAGCCATAACTTGCCCGGCTTTTTCGGCGAGGGCAGTCAATCTTTCAAGCAACGCCGTGACCTGCGGAATACACTGCTGCAAAGCCGGCGCAAACATTGACCCGAGCGCGCTCGACAACATTTTTGTCTGAGCTTTCAAAGCAGCCTGTGCTCCCGCGAGGGTGTTCGAATATTTCGCAGCATCCCCAGTCTGGAATGCCGTCTCCCGCATGATGCCCTGTGTCGTGGCTATGCGCTTTTCTGCGTCGGTCAGCGTTGCTGCAGTCTTGCCTATCGATGCCGCATATTCATCCCATATAACGGACAGGTTTTTTGTAACGCCGGCGTTGTCGACAAGAATGCTGTTTTCGTTTTTGATACCTTCGGCCGCGCTCTTGATGGCTTCGCCCATCGTCATACTGCCCTGACGGTTAAATGCTGCCGAGTCTTTCAGGTTAGTCAGTATGGACTGTGTCTGCTCGTCGGAATACCCTGCCGCCGCGAGGCTCTTATACGCAGTGTAAGCGTCCATCATCGGGATAAGACCGTCTTTGGTATACGATTTAAGCCACGCTTTCGCGGCGTTCAGGTCTTTTCCCTGCGCGGTCAATATGCTCGACAAGCCCATCTGCGCAACTTCATTTTCCGCATATGCGTCCGTCAGCTTCTTGACTTCGCTTACTACCTTCTGTATAGCCGCAACGGCAGCGGTCGTTTTTATGCCTGTAAAAAGCTTTCCGACACCCGCTCCCGTGCGCGTTGCCTGCTGTTCAAGCGACCCCAGTCTCTTGTTCGCCTTATCAATCTTGGCGTTAAAGTCCTTGGTGTTTGCTGTAATCAGCACTTGCAGTTCTTCAACTGTCATTTTTTCTCACCTGCCCTGTGCCTTGCGGCGTTTTTTGATTTGGCATAAGCGGACATCCGAGCTTTGATTGCCATCCACCCGGTTTGCTGCATGCCGAAAGCTGACGGGAACGCCTTTTCAAGCGTAGGATATTTTTTCGGGTCGTTAAACGCGAAAGAATCAAGCTGCCCGAGATTCCATATCAGCTGTAACTGCCATTTACGCCGCTCATTTTCTGCCTTTTGCCTTGCGGATATAAGGTCCTCAACCTCTCCGGCCGACATGCTCCAGAATTCGTCCGGGGTTATCCCGACCGCAAAAGCGCGAGGTTTGAGATCCGCGACCCATTCGGTCGCCGAGGAGAAGATTACTCTATCTCCTGCTCCTCGTCCTCCCGCTCCATATCCGCTATCTGTTCCGGTGTAAAAAAACCGGACACCTTCATAATGCCGAGGAATGTGTCCGCTCTGTCCTCGAGGGTAAAGCCCTCGGCTTCAAGCGCATCGATGAGCTCATATGTCTTGGGGAGCGTCATATTCGCCTGGTATTTCTGCAGCGCGCCCCAGAGGGTCACTGCAAAGACCTTGGTGTATGCCAGCTTGTCAAGAGCTTCAAGCAGGCTGCAGCCTATACGGTCTTCCACTTCGATTTTTGTCGCCGTCGTGAGCTTGAGCTTGTACTCCTTCTCGCCGGCGGTCAATCTATAAAAAGGTGCATTACACGCAGTAAGCATAGTTGTTGTCTCCTTATTTTAAATTTTCGGCGGAGTTTCCCCCGCCGATGTGTTCTTTAGCCGCCGGACGAGGTATATTCCTCTATATCCGACGATGGAGTGATTTTTGCAGTAAAGGTCAGCGCCTCTGCGATGCCCTTTCCGGGCATCGAAAGTGACACTCTGCCTGTCCATGTGAAACCGGAACCGTCCGGGAACAGCAGAATAAAGGTCTTGTCTGCATCCTTAGCTCCCTTGAGGGTCGCCCAGTTCGTGCCGGTCTTCATCCCTTCATAGCCGAAAGTAAACGCCATATCCCCGGGGTCGGAAAGCCCGGGCTTATACATTCTCTGCGTATTCTTCATCGTGGTCACGTCGATTTTGTCCGATTCGCCGAGCATATCGGGGAAATCAAGCAGGCCGGGAACTTCAGCTGCCGCTTCTGCGCTCGCGCCCATTTTCAGAATCACGCCTATAGAAGTCTGATAATCTTCCATTTGTACTTACCTCCTTATTAACTGCGGTAAAACCGCTTCGTGTTGTTGTCGTAGACTCCGTTATAAAGCAGGACGGTGCGGTATAACACCGTACCGTCCTGCTGTTCGTCCTCAAGGTGGTTAGGACTGCCGCGAAGCAGACCGAGGCGGAGCATTGCATCGTCAACTTGTCTCTCGACCTCGTTTCTGCCCTCCGGCGTCGCCATCCACACCTGGATCTGCACGGCGATCCGGGAAAAATGATCCGGACGCGAAGAGGATGGCTTTTTAACGGAGTTATCCATCTGCTTTATCAAACCGTGCCGTTCAAAGCTCTGCGGATATTCCGCAGACCATTTCACGCCCGGTACGGCGAGTGAAAGCACATCATAAGTCACCTGTTCGATATCAACCATTTTTCTGACCGCCTTTACGATTTATTTCCTGTTGTATCGCGCGCTTATAGCACTCGAGTATTGCCTCGCGATTGTTTATAAGCGCAGGATAGAGATACGGCTGCGCCTTTTGTCCGCTTATCATTCGCCAGCCGACAGCAGGGATTTTGCCGCGCCACTTGTCCGCCTTGTAATGGATCCCGCCCGGAAGCTTGTAAGGATATGTGCCGTTACCTTTGGGACCTGTACCGAATTCCACATAGGCGGCGTATTCAACATTGGTCAATACGCTGCCGATATGCTTGCTACCCTCGCGCTTGTAGTCGGTATGCAGCGACGCGCGCAAGTTGCCGTTATCTACTGGACACAACTCTTTCGCGCTGTTGTTGACTATTCGCGCCGCCTCGCGCGTGCCGTTTGAAATAGCGGCATCAGTGCCGCCGAGCTTTGCGAGCTTTTTCGCCAGCTCGCCGAGACCCTTAACTTCAATGCTCATCGGCTCACCGCCTTGCAAAGATACAGCGTGTGGCTGTCGTGCGGCTGGATCTCGGTGATTCGGTAATAAGCGCCACCGTATTTCACATAGTCGCCCTTCTCGACAGCGAGCGTATCGGATGTTGAAAAAGTGGCGTCTTTGTTGCACTGCAGCCCCCATTCCTGCGCCTGCATAGCGTCGGTAACGAGTCGGAAGTTGACAGTAAAAGAGCCCGCAGGTGTTTCTGCGGGCTTCACTGTTTCGCTGCCGAGCGTTCCCGTCTGTTTGACGGCCTTATAGTGCTCGACTGCTTTGTCTTGAAATACGGCGCGCTGTGCGCGTCTGAAGGCATCGGGGATCTTCACCAGAAAAGCCTCCTCCACTCGTTGAGCATCACCTTTTCGCTGTCGCTCAGTTCCGCCGTTGTGGCGAGGTCTGAGTCGCTGTGCTTAAAGCTCACGCTCTGGTCGCCGTCCGTTATGCTTGCAACGGTCTGCGCCGCATTGGTAGAGCCCGGCTGCTGCGTGCGGTAACGCTGCGCGGCTATCTCCGCCACAAGCAGATCAAGACCGGGGACAAGCTCATGCCGCTTGGTATATCGCAATACCTTGGACTCGACGCTATCCAGCAGATACCGGGCAGCCGGCAGCGACATTTCCTTACCCAACATCACGCGCATCCGGGCTATGAGGTCGGCCTTGTTCTGCTCCGTCATATCAGCCCACCAGCCTTGCAGTCATGTCGCTGTCAAGGGTCTTGACGCCGTACAGGATATCAAAGCTGACGCGGTCGGTCTTGTGCTTGATGTCGTAGTCATATACAACCCTGATAGCAAGACCGTTCCTGCTCGACGCAATAGCCGCATTATTCGCGCCCATAGGCAGCTCAAGCTGACGGGTAACGAGTGCAAGGCCGTTGCGGTGGAATGCGAGGGAATGGGTCGTTTTGACGAGATATACCTTAACCGCCGCATCCGAAGCAATGGTGCGATGGATAGGCTGGTCTATCGCGACCTCAGCGACCGCGCCGCTTGCGGCAGTTGCATCGGCGGCAAATCTGTAAAGATAGCCGTCGAGAATAAAGCCGTCGCCCTTTTTAAAGGTGCCGGTCGCCGCAGTGACATCCGAGAGTGCGACCTTGGTCTCGCCGGCGGTGCAGGAGACTTTTGCAGCGGTCGCAGTGCCCGCAGTTGCCGCGAGGGTATCGGGGGCATTCTGCGACATATAGGTGTCAAGACCATAAATAGAGCCGAGCTCTGCTGAGCGCAGGGCGTCGGAGTTGCCCGCATATGCGACCTTCGAGAGGTTTTCCGTGGTCAGATAGCGATACTTGTGCGTCGGGTTGACGAGCAGTCTGCGCTGCTGTATCGGCACGCCCTTGAGGTCAAATGCCTTGGCAATGTTGGCAATGTCCTTGAGGTCGGCCGCGTTCGCGGTGCCGCTCACGGTGTTGCCGGCGTTTGCGATGCCTTCGGCGATAATATCGCTGTCGATGGCCTGGGATATGGCCTGCACCGCAGGAGATATGATCTGCTCAGAAAATGACTTGATATCAAGGGTCATTTCCTTGGAAGTGACCGGAACGGTGACATCGCGGAAATGGTCAAGGGTCACCTTGACACTGCCCTCGTTCACGTTCTGATCTACGGTCTCGCCGACGAAGTTCTTCGCGGAAAACTTCGCGGGCTTGCGGATGGTGATGGTATCACCGACGTGCGCGAACTCCTTGGAATAGTCCTTATGGACAAGGTCGGCAGCAACGAGATTGTTCTCGAGCACCATAAGAGCCTCGTTCGCGACTATCTGAGGAGTCAGAAATTTGTTTGACATTTGTTAAATCCTCCGTTTTTACTGATTTTTGCGCCAATTTACATAATCGGCATAGTTTTCGGGGGCTTCGCCCGGTTCGGGGTCTCCGCCGCCGTGGTCGGGGTCTCCGCCCCTCTGTCTGGTTTCGACTTTGTCAAAAAGATAGGCGTCGCTTTCCCTGATTGCTTTGAGCTGATCGTCAAAGCCCTCGAGCTTGCCGTCTTTGTCGAGTTTCACACTGCCGGGTGTTATCAAGGCTTTTATAGCTCTTGCGTTCTTGCCTTTGGCGGCTGTAATAGCGGCATCGATAGCGGAGTCAAGTTTCATGGCAGCGATATCGCTGTCATACTTAGCCTTAGCCTGCTTGTTCTCGTTCTGCAGCTGTGTAATCGTTGCCTGCAGCCCGGCGGTATCAACCTTTTTGAGCTCTTCAAGCTGACCGTCCCGCTCTGTTATCTGATCCTCAAGGTTCTTGACCTTGTCGGACTCGGCGCGAAAATCTGCTTTTGAAACAAAGTTCTTGCCGATATAGCTCGCTATCTTCTTGTCGATGTCCTCGGTGTGTGCGTCGCCTAAAATGTCTTTAAGCCAGTCCATGTCTGTCCTTTCCCGCGCTCCCTTTTTACTTGGCCAGTCCCAATATTGCGCGACACCATTTTGCTCCGGGTGGCGGATAAATTTGGATATAAAAACAGCGCTTTGCATTTGACTGCAAAACGCTGTAATTATTATGTTGTGATATGACAAAACCGCCTCGCTTCACGCTTGGCGGTTTCTCTCTCGTTTTTGTTTCTCAAGATACTCGAGATATAGATTTCTAAGCATTTCAGTCTTTATTCTGCGCTCTTCCGGCGAATCATAAATTACGCATTCGCTCATTTTTTCACACTTGTCTTTGTCAATCATTTTCACCTATCTCCTCGAAAAAATACGAATATCGATACCTTCGTGCAAACTCCTCCACACCGGCTTGTGAAGCAAGTGAATCATACTCAACAAAAGATATTTGACCCTCTTGTAACAATTGGAAATACTTTACGGCTTTATCTTTCGTACAGTCATTTAGACTGTTTGACAAAGACTGCAAGCTGCGATGCCATATAGTCTTCGGGGTTGCTCTAATTACGAAAGCGCCCCCGTCGACAGAAGCACGCATTTCAGACAGCCCGAGGTGATATATTTGAAAAATATCGTTAGGACTAAATTCTGCATTATTCGAGTGGTTGTGGCTCAAAATACATCCGCGCATTTTTACTTGTTCTTCCTTCGTAAAAACAACAAAGGTCGAACTGTCTGATGTTTTTTCAAAAAACTCTCCTGTATACGGATTAACGCAGTATGCACTTTCAATCACTTCTTCCCGATGATGTTTTTCGAAAGCGAGCAATGAAGCTTTTTGTTCTTTGGTCAGGAGATTTGAACCGACTTTTGACTTATCACTTCTCGCTTTAGGTTTTGACACGGGTAAAACGTCTTTTCCAATCGATTTTATTATACCATCCTCAGAAACATTGTCAAGCCTCGCAAGCCACTCTTCATATGTCATGCTCGCCGGCACAAGCTTTGTCTCGCCCGTCTCCGGGTCTCGCGCCCGACGTTTGAGAGCCGCAAGTTCCTGATCCGTCCTTGCCGCAACAGTCGTGCAGCGGTCGTTCGGATGGAGCGGCGGATAGTTTATGCCCTCCTTCGCTTCGGAGACCGGAAAAGTCTTGCCGTCCAAAGCGCCGCAGACATCACAGGTGCGCCCGTCAAGGGTGGCGAGAAATCTGTATTCCGTTATGCCTTCCTCTTCGTATGCCACCTTTTCGGCGGCGTTATGCACACGGTTTGTCTCGGTGCGTATCAGCCGCATCGAGCTGTACATTCCGGACTGCATAGCGTCGGCGAGCTGGCGCGCCATTACCTGCGGACCCGCTCCCGTCATAATTCCACGCGCCACAATACCGTATGCGCTGTTGGCAAGCGCGGATGTGTTCTGCCAGATACGGTCGGAAAAATTCGCGCCTTTCCATCGGTCATTTACTATGGTGTTTACGGCACCTTTCGACAGGGCTGAGAACTCAAAGCCTAATCCCGTGCCGATCTGCGTGTCATATATGCTGCGATAGTATGTATCCCCGCTCACATCTTCAAGTAGTCGCTTGAGCTCCCGCTTCTCCCGGTCGGCAAGCAATGCCGTTTCCGTCTCGATATTGGCTTTCAAAGCCTCAAGGCGATTTATTCTCGCGGCGTATGCCGGCGCATTGAGACGGGCAAGTGCTTTTCTTTTTATAACCGGGTCTTTTATGTTATTAAGCTCTTTGCGCAGTGCTTCCAATTCTGCTTCCGCTTCTTTGGTGTTCAGCATCCGACGAGCTTCTTCCGGCGTCAATTCACCATTTGCCGCATAACGCGAAAATATCCGATTTATGCGGGCGTCGAGGTCTTTCTGCGCCTTGGCGTATAACTTGACCGTTTTTGTCTTTATAACCCGTGTCGAGGTACGTCGGGCATATTCCTCGCGCTGCAGTGCCCGCTCCTCCCAATAGAGATCAGAGCGCATTATTCATCATCCTTTTCGGAATCGTCCTTGTCGTCATCGTCGCCGATAAACATCTTTACGTTTTCCTCGCGCTGCTTCTGCAGCTCTTCATACGCCTGCGCGACATCATCAACAAACGGGTGCTTTGCTAAAAGCATCTTATCAGGCACAAGCCCTTGCGACTTCTGGATTATGTCCACCGTCTCCGCATCATTGACTATCATCGACTTGTGGACATCGTATTTGATAAGCGTATAGTCATAGTCGGTACCGTTCTTCAGGTTGATATCCTGCGTAATAAACCATGACAGCTCTTTCAGCATGACCTTTAACTTCGAGACAAGCGGGTCAGCCTTGAGGTCAAGCAGGGTGTAGCGGAATTTCAGACTGACGCCTGACGGCGCGCTGCCGAGCTTTTCATCGTTCATATCAATACCGCGCCCTATATGGTATATGTCCCGGCGCAGCATATCGAGCCAGGCGAGGCGCTCGGTGACATTCAGCGTGACCTGCTCCGCGCTTATCTTGCCGGACGGATCGCTTATTGACACTGCCTTGTTTATCTGCAGCTTCTGCTGTATCGCTTTTGCAGTCTCTCCGCCGTATCCCTGTATCATCCAGTAGAGCTCGACGAGATCTATCTGATTATTCGTCGACGCAGAAGATATCAGGTTATATGCATCAAGTAGCCCTTTGATGCGCGAAAGGTCGGTCTGATGCGCAGAGTTGTTATAAAGTGGCACAAACGGAATTCTTCCCCACGACTTCGCCTCAACCGAAACGCGCTCGTCGTTGATTATCTGCTCGTTATACCAATGCGGGCTGTTGCTTTCGAGCACGAACTCTCCGGCATCGTTTTCGACATAGCGCTTTACCCCTGTCGCAGTCCACCACTCTACCCGCTCCCGCTCCGTCTCTGTGCCGTTTTGCACGACGGTTATTTTATAGTGGCGGAAAAAGTCGGTAATCACCTGCTGATAGCTCATATCGCGGCAGGCAATACATTCCGTTGTTGGGATAACAACAAAACAAAGCTTGCCGGCTGCCGAGTAATAGACATGCAGCCATCCGACGATACAATTCGACGCATTTGTCGCGAGGTCGGGGAGCATGTCAACAAAAGCCTCGTCTGAGGTCACTGCGGTGACAGCGTCCTCAAAAGTTTTCAGGCTTTCATCCACACTGCCCGCTCCGTCATTTGCACCCTCGACGGAGACGGAAAGCGGCTTGCCGAGGATGTACGCGACTTTCTGATCGACCATCAGCGCATGGAAATTATGCACATTGTGGTGATTCGAATTGTTTTCATTGATTATCTTAACACCGCCGCGCTTTATGCCCGCCGGGCTGTTTTCGTCTTCTTCGTAAACGACCGTCTCGCGAAAATCTTTCTGCAGAATGTCCTGCATACCGCGATAATATCGGAGTCCCTCGCATGCCGCCAGATACTCCGGGTCTTCCCGCGCATTTTTAAGCACGGTTTTGATAATCTCATCGTCCGTAGCCGTATGGTGATACGCGAGCTTTTCTCTTATCAAGTCCATATTGTTAATCATTAAGTTACCCTCACATTCTGCTGGTCGTTCTCTGTGGCGTAGCGCGTGGCGTCAATCGTGTGGTTGTCTCTATCGGGATAGTTCGCCTTATAATTGCCGTCCTTATCCCGTTCGAGCTCATACGATGAAAATTCCCGCGCCGCGTTTGGACAGCGGGCGGGATCTATTATTATTTCTTCGAGGTCGCGCAGCCATTCTATGCCGTGCTTCACGCTGTCCGGACCTTTGCGTGCGCCTCTGACTCTCAGACCGTATTCATACATATCGGCTATGGACTTCGGTTCGGCTGAGTCTGCGATAATTTCGCCGACAGCTCCGCGAGATTTTATACGGTCGGCGGCCAGTCTGTTGCTCATGCCCGCCGCGTATATCTCGTCGTATATGTACAGCCGCCTGCGCGGCTTGTCATAGTTGCACGATATAAAAACAAACGGGTCAACCGCATAGCCCCAGTCTATGCCGCGCCTGATACGGTCAAACCGCGCAATCTCTTCATTGCTGATGGGTCGGATACTAATGTTCCGGAATACCTCGCCGCCCGTGCCGGTGACTTCCCCGAGGAACTCGTGCCTATATCGTTCCGGCGAGTGCTGTTTTAGGTGCTCCGCCTCCAACAGCAGCGGCGCGCCTATCCAGTCCTGCGGCACAGTCAAATATGTGCTGTGATGTACCAGGCGGTCGGCGCGCTCTACGCGCACCTCATCATTCACCCACGCCCGCAGCGACTCAGGGGGATTGTACGAATAAAAAACATCGAATTTACTGCCGCCGCGCATGACCGACTGCAGCACATTATCGGTTTCCCGCATCCCGGAAAACTGATTCCATTCCTCGAACCAGATATAACGAAAATTGCCGAACGGGATTTTTATGGACTTGACTTTCATCGGATCGTCAAGACCTCGAAACATAATCGTTTGCCCGCTCGGCAGATATGTGATTTTCATCGGACTGACCGTCGCTTTAAAATACTGCGACACGCCCAGTTTATCAATAGCCCACAGCATTTGTGCAAAAACGCTGTCCCGCAGCGTGTCTGCAATTTTGCGGAACACGATCGCGTGCGCGTCAGGGTTTTTAATGATGCCGCAGACAATTTCAAGCGATATATAGCTGCTCTTCGTACTTCCGCGCCCGCCTTTAAGCACATAGTGCGTATGCTGCTCAGCACACACATCGCGATGCACTTCGTAAAACGACGGCGCGATTATGTCAGTAAGCCTGACGGCCATGTTAGCCGCCCCCTATATCGTCGATAATCTGCGGCGCGTTGACGGAAACTTCAAATCCATCCTTAAACAGGCTGAAACGCTTGCCAAGCAGCTCCGCAGCCTTCAGGCGCTCCTTTTCGTCCGGCGGCTTATCCAGCACCTTTGCCGCACTGCAGCCGTCGCCTTGACCTTCTACAACCACGACGCTCGCCGTGCTGTCTCCGCGCATCACGGCGGTGAGGTACTCCATGACCTCCTGCGCGTCGGCTATCTTTTTCGAGCTCAGCTCATCGAGTTTTGCTTCGATGTAGGCTTTAACATTAGCATTTGTTAGCAGCCTTGACGCATTGGCTCTCGCAGCATCATCCGATTTTATCCGTGGATAAGCAGCCTTGTATGCTCTTGTCGCGTTGCAGTCGACGATGTACTCATCTGCAAACCGCCTTTGCTTGTCAGTCATGGGTTCACCTCCTAGTATCCGAAAAATATTTTGCACACATTGGCTTTTAAAAAATTTTTTTCAGATTGTTAATTTTTCTTTTTATTATAATTTGAAAGATTTGTCAACGTTAATTTTATTTTCTCTGTTTCGCAGCAAATTAGCATCCAATCACATATTATTCTCGTAAAAAACAGATATAGACAAAGCTGGTGCGACCGTTATAATATAGTGTCAAAGCTGACGGATCTATAGTTAAAGTAAAGGATATATTCGCTTGCATTTAAAATAAAACAACGATGATTCCATGATTCCGCAAATCAGAAATTTATAAAAAAAATGGAATATTCTGTCGAGCTAATGTATATTCCTGTTTTATGTGCGCGTTCCCGCGCATGGCCGTATATATCAAAAAAAAGAAAAGGGAGTGTAAAGACACATGCTATTTCAAAAAAGCAACATAACCATTACCGTCGTTAATTCGAATATCGACTCTCTACACACCTCCTGTGAGTCATCGTCTGCGGCTAAAACGAAGAAAAAGAAGTCGCACGAAGTCACTCACATCGTTCTATCCTTTACAGCGTTATTCCTCGCGATTCTCGTCGCATATTCGGCTTTTAAGTCGGACTCACAGACGGTCTCTGTCCTCGCTTTGAAAGTATTAAAAATTCTTTTGGAGCAAATTTACAATCCACAAACATAAGCCCCGCTATTTATGACGCCGCGGGGCAGGCGTGTGTGAAAGGGGACATAAAAATGAAGAATAGAATATCGGTACATTCTTCAGCTTAAAGGTTAGCACATATGTGTGTGCCATGTGTGCCAACTTTTAATTTTTCGCAATAAATCTGTAACAGATATGCTTGACGCTGTAAGAACTACTACCGATTTTATCCGCCACATCTTCCCATGTCAGTCCCTCGATAAAGCGCAGCGTGAATATCTGCCGGGTCAGGCTGTCGGGAATATCCGATATGTAGCGCTCAAGTCGGCTGCGCTCATATATGCGCTGCTCGATTTTAGCCTGGATTATAGCTTCGAGATCCGTTATCTCCGCTATGCAGCGTTCAAGCGCAGGCTCAGGGTTCGGGCTATGCGGCATACCGTCGTAGTTCGGCGACCTCGGACAGAGCAAATTTGCCCGCAGTTCCGCAAGCCTCTCACGGTCAAGCTCTATCTCCTTGTCAAGGTAGTACAGCTGCGACAACTCTTTAAGCGTCATTTAACAGCCTCCTCTCGGGTTTTGTCGTGCTTTTCAATCTCCGGCTTCAGACAATGCCAAAACGGGCACAGAGGCTTTTCTCCGCCGGTTTGGACGAGAAACACGCAATGCTCATTCGGGCACATCTCAGGCACTGCCATCACTCACTTTCAAAAATCCCATTTCAATGAGTTCTCGGCCGCATCGCGGACAGTCGTGCCGGTCATTATCATCTGCCTCGAATATCTTACAGCAGTAATAACATCTCAGGCAGTGTGTTTCCCGGTCACTCGTCCGCTCCCGTATGTAGCGCCTGTTGGTCTCTTCCTGGGTTATTTGTTTCAGCATGGCAGCTCCTCGATTCTCACATAAATTCCCGGCACGGCAGCCCAAAACTTTTCGCTGATCTCCGATGCGACCTGCGCATCGTCCTTCCAAAAGTGCAGGCGGGTCATGCAGTCTTTCAAGACTTTCTCGAGATTGTCCGTATCGGGCTTCGAGGTTTTCCATTCCCCGTCTCTGTACTTAGTCCCTGTATTGCTGAAGCACCATTTGACCATCAGCCTGACCGCGCCTGAATACGGTTCCTGCGGAATGTGTTCTGCCAGGTGTGCCGTCAGCTTCCCCTTTGTCGCTTTCAGCTCGGTTGAATCGTACATTATCGCCTTACCGTTTTTGACGGTTATCTTTTTGTCGTGATGCGTTACCGTGGGCGGATGCATTGGCATGAAAAATTCAGTTGTCATTTCAGTTTCCTTTCTTTTTTGTTTTTGAAAATCGCCCTTGTCAAGGTAGGGAAGAAGTTGTGTGCGGCGGCAGCCTAAGCCGCCACACTTCTTTCCCTTGACTTTGAGGGAAGGGAATTTCCCCACTTATATATGAAATATATAAGTGCTTTTTCCCTCAGAGGGAATTTCTCGATTTTTTATCGACTTTTTCCTTGTGAGGGAATTTCTCGATAACCATTCGACTTTTTCCCTTGTAAGGAACGGGAATTTTTATCGACTTTTTCCCTCGTTTTTCTTTCCAACTTCTCCGTCGTCAATCCAAAAACCACCATGCTCTGTCAACCTTTTGCGAACCGTTTTCGCTGTTACTCCGAGATATTCAGACAACTCATTCACTGTTACCCGTCCATCCATATTGCAGGCATCGAAAGCAGTTTCTATGCTGCTTGTTCTATCCTTTTTTCGCTCGGATGAGGTCTTTTTGCTGCTGAAGTTTCTCCTGAAAGGCGAGTTTTTCGAATTAAAATCGCTATCCGGCTTTATATCCTCCAGCACGCCGGTATCATCTATCCGATGCACGGGGTAATCGAACCAAAGATTGACCGGAGCGAACTTCGGAAACTCACGCAGGGTGCCCTCGACGCGCCACGCGGTACGCTGCTCTATGCTGTTCCACGCTGTTCTGACTTCGGCAAGCATAAGATCGCGGGATGCCGGAGATAGACTCTCGCCGCACATTTTGAGCAGCTCGTGCGCGGTATTCTCTTCGTCCTGCGACGGTTCCGGCAGCTTGAAGCGGCGCATCCATTTAAGGCAGATTTCACACTGTGCCTTGTCCTCTTGCTGTTTGCGGATACCGTCGGTTATATCAAGCTCTATGAGGTCGAGCAGCGCGTCGGGGTCGCGGGCGAACACTCCGCTGCCGGACGCTCTGTCCATGCTCCTCTTGCCGCCCTGAGCGCCTTTTGAATGGTGGTGGCAGTAGATAACCGCACACCCGAGTTCGGTGCAGACCTTGTCAAACTGGTTGCAGAAATGCGCCATCTGATCTGCGCTGTTTTCGTCGCCGGTGATGATTTTATAAATCGGGTCAATGACAATGGCGATATAGTTTTTCTTTGCAGCGCGTCTGATGAGCTTCGGCGCGAGTTTATCCATCGGAATGGACTTGCCGCGCAGGTTCCACACATCGATGTTATGTAGGTTTTCCGCAGCCCAGCCGAGCGTTGTATAGACATCTTTAAAACGGTGCAGACAGCTCGCACGGTCAAGCTCGAGATTGACATACATTATCTTGCCCTGGGTACATTTGAAGCCCAGCCATTCGCGCCCCTCGGCTATGGCGCAGCACAGCTCTATCAGCGCAAAAGACTTGCCAGCTTTTGATGGTCCTGCGACAAGCATTTTGTGTCCCTGCCGTAGCACTCCGTCTATAAGCGGCGACGCAAGCTCCGGCAGGTCGTTCCACACATCGGCAACGCTCTCCGGATCCGGCAGGTCGTCGTTTATGCTTTCAATCCATTCTTTCCATTCGTTCCATGAACTCTTGCCGATGTTTGTGTCGAGCAGGTACTGCTTCTTCCCGTTGCGCTCTACGCCCGGCATACGGCTCAATCGGGACGGGTTTTTGTTCTGGCGGTCGATGTCTATGCCGTTTTTCTTGCACACATCATAGAGGTAATCAACACGCTTGCGGTATTCGTCAAAGTTTGCGGCATCGATACGTACAATGGCGTGCAGGCTCTTTCCTCCGCTGTAAACGAGACAGGCAATCGGCAGCTCGAGCTCGCGTATTATCTGGTTTTGATGGGTGATGTCGGTCGTATCGGATTCGACCAGAGCATATCGGAACTCCGTCACATTTTCATTTTTGACGCCTTTGCCATCCAGAGGATTGAAGCGTATCCACGCCCCCGCCTCCGGCTTGCAATCGCCTATTACGCGACCTATGTCGCCCTCGCATTTGCTCAGAGCCTCTATAAGCTCTCCCGCAGTCCTGGTATACACGCCTTTCGTCGGCAGGTATTTACTGTCTTTTTCCCAGCTTTCGGTGACATAACCGACCGTCTCCCCCGCCTCAAAGAGCGTTTCGAGATATTTGGTAATCTGCTCTACGGGATTCCATTTGTCGGGAATATTCAACTCCTTGCCTTCAATCCAGCTTTTGTCGACAAGAACAAGATCATCCTTTTGTTCTCCGATAACGCTGTCCCAGTCAAGTGCGCCGTCATCTGCCTGAAAATGCCAGCCGTTATCTTTTGCCATCTGAACGATAGTCCCCGCCGTAACCGGTGCAGCGGCGCCGTTGAAAGTATTCCACTTTTTTTCGCAGTCGCCGGCATGATAGCGCTTGTCCGGGCGTGACCATGCATCCCAGTCATCGCAGCTATATCCCTCGTATTTGAGCGCCATGCCGACTTCCACCCATTCGGAATATGTGCAAGCAGCCGGGTCTATGTATTTTATCAGCTCTTTCAGGTCGAGCTTTTCTTCTGTCATATCGTCATTGCCTCCGGTTTGTAGTCTTTAGGCACAATGCCGCGCGGAACTCGCCAGTCGTTCGCCGCTATGCGATTAATCATTTTTGTTGCGGCATCGAAGCTCCATTCGCCGACATGCAGAAAGCCGCGAGACTCTAAAAAGCGTATCTGCTTCGGCGTTGTGAGACCTTCTTCGCGGCGCTTGCTGAGGCGGTCAAGCAGCAGCTTTGCCTTGCCTGCATTGTCAATATTATCGGGAAGTATACCCCATTTCTCCAATGCATCAATTTGTTCTTTGCTAGGCGGTAACATTTGATAACCGAACACCGGAACATAGCTTGAAAGATCCTGCGCGGAAATCGACATTTCATACTGCAGCGGGTCGACAAGTCTGCGCTTGCGCTTCCTCATTTCCTTGAGCTGCGCCGCAAGAGCTTCTTCACGCTGAGCAACAACATCGCTCTCCGCTTGCTGCTCGGCAGCCTCAATATCGACCGAACAGCCTGCCGCTTCGATATTCTCCGTCATTTTCTTGGCGACTTCTTCGTTTTCACATATCAGATGAGCAGGATGACAAAGTTCATGGCGCTCTGTATGCCACAAGAAATCGAGTAGCAGAAGATCCTTTTTGCCGGGCGCAAGGCGCGTTCCGCGCCCGACCATTTGACTGTATAGGCTTCTAACCTTTGTCGGTCTTAACACGATGACGCAATCGACCGCCGGGCAGTCCCAGCCTTCCGTCAAGAGCATGGAGTTACAGAGCACATTATATTCGCCGCGCTCAAACGCTTCGATTATCTCCGCTCTGTCCTGACTTCCGCCGTTGACTTCTGCAGCCTTGAAACCGCGCTCATTCAGAATATCCCGAAATTTTTGCGAGGTCTTTATAAGCGGCAGAAACACGACTGTTTTGCGCTCCTTACAGTTCTTTATCATCTCGTCGGCAATCTGATACAAATACGGATCCAGGGCGTTGTCGATATCGGCCGCCTTGAAATCCCCGTTCTGCATAGATACGCCCGTTAAGTCGAGAGCTAAAGGAATCGTGAGGGCTTTTATAGGCGAAAGATAACCGTCTTTGATAGCCTGCGGAAGAGTGTATTCATAAGCAAGGGAATCAAAGTATGTGCCGAGATTGCGCATATCGCCTCTGTCCGGCGTAGCGGTGACGCCTAAGACATGCGCGTCTCCAAAGTGCTCAAGCACGCGCTGATAACCATCGGAAAGACAGTGATGCGCCTCGTCGATGATTATGGCGTCAAAATAGTCGCTGTCGAACTGTTTGAGTCGTTTTTCTCTCTGTAAAGATTGCACCGAGCCAACGGTTATACGGTACCAGCTGCCGAGGCAGCTTTCTTCGGCTTTCTCTGTGGCACACATCAAGCCGGTAAATTTCAGTATTTTGTCCGCCGCTTGTTCAAGCAGCTCGCCGCGGTGAGCGAGCACAAGAACCCGCTCACCGTTCTGAACACACTGCTTTGCAACATTAGCGAAAACGACTGTTTTGCCGGTGCCGGTCGGCAGGACAAGCAATGTGCGGTTATTGCCGCTCGCCCACTCGTTGAATATTGCCCGTTCTGCCTCCAGCTGATAAGGTCTCGCGTCCAAGGATTAAAAATTCCCCGGAGTGAAAGCGGGACGCTGAGTGGATTCGTCCGGCTCAAGGAATTTCTTGACCTCATTGTAATAATTATCGTTGTAAAGCCTCTGCCCTATCTTGCAGCGGCCTTTTGAACCTACAACCTGTGCCCAGTTCATTCTCAGAGGTTCGCCGTGTTTCTTCTGACCGATACTGATAAAAAACGCGCACACAAGCCCTTCTGTTTTACGCGAGAGGAAAAGATTATGTTTGACGATTGCTGTGCCCTGCGGCGCGTCTATCTGAAGCGTAAGCTCTGCCTTCGGGCAGGCAGACATTTTCTCCGAGCCGTTGAAATAGCCGCGCTCAAAGCTTTTAACGGTGAATTCATATTCCCCTTCCGGCAGAAGTACAAATTCGTTTTCGGCTTCGATTACACTGTCCCAGTCGAGGGCGTCGTTCCTGTTGGTGTTGTAGTTTTCGTTCATGGTTAATACTCCTTTTTATTTAAAATTTTCTTATATGATTGACGATGATATCGTAGACCTGCTCCCATGCGCCGATAAGGCAGCCGTTAATGAAAGCTTCGCCATAATTGAGAATCGGCGTGTCGGCAGTGAAGTAACCTTTCCACGCTACCGCACTTCTAAGCTCATCTTCGGTAACGTTGTTCGCCGTCATGAGTTCACGCAGCGCTGCCGGTAAGCCAGAACTCGGTTCAGTGTTCTCAGTGTTCGGGGTAGGCTTATCGGCATCGGCGGTAAACTCGTCGATTTTTGCCTTGAGCTCCTCTATGCTTTTTTTCGGCGGGTCGGGCAGCGCATTCGTCTGCGGCTTATCTTCCGGCGCCGCTGCGACATATGCACCGGAAGACGGAATAAACGGTGCGATGACGCTGAAATCGAAATCGACCTCGTCCGGCAGCCCATATCTGTTCTTCGCATCCCAGCAGGGATGATGATTGGTATACATTACCCTTCTGCCGCCCTGTGCCTTTCTGCTGTCGGTCTTCTCGTCCTTTATCACGAACGTCTTATAGTTGACAAAGAGGACCGTGTCTGCCCATTCTTTTACGATCGGCGCGACATTTTTTGAAAGTTTCATCTCCCAGCGGTCGTATGCGCCGAGCTCATCCGGCTGCTCAAACTTACGCATTTTGGCGTGAGCGGTCAGCACGACGTTAATACCTTTTGATATAACCTCATTGAGCAGGTCAAGAAGCCTGCCGAACTCTTCGTAGAGCTTTGTATAGCCCTTACCGTATCCGAAGTCCTCAATGCTCTGTTTGTGATTTACGGAACATATATGATTACTTGCAAGCTGCTCTGCCCAGTCCGCTGTGTCGATGACAAGCGTCATACACAGTTCGGGGTGATCGCGAACATATTTGACCTCTTCGAGAAGCATCGTCCAACTGCTCGGTTTGTCAAAACGCTTAACGTTCAGCCTCTTTGTGCTGCCTTCCGTGTCGATGAAAATCGCGCCCGGGAACTTAGAAGCAAAGGTTGATTTGCCGATTCCCTCCGGACCGTAAACTATGACCCGCTGTGCATCTTCGATTATTCCTGATGTTATGTTCATTAAAACTGTCCTGCCTTCCATGCTTTTTTAGTCTCCGTCGGTTCGTTCACCACATATCCGTCCTCTATAAGAACACTGCATTCATCGCCGGTGCTGACCCTCGTTGCTATCGCCTGCAGCCCCTCAGACTCAAGCCATTTGCCGAACTCAGCAAGAGTGTCAAGATCCATCTGCTCGAGCTTATCAAGCAACACAAACCCGCAACTGGGGTTGAGCTTGCGCACGATGGCCGTGGAAACCTTGAGCTGATCCGCTCCGGACATATTGTCCCACTTGAAGCCGTTGTATGTCAGCTCGCCATCCTTGACCGACAGCCCCGGCAACGGAAGCTGTGCGGACTTGAGCAAGTCGGTTTTCTTTTGCCTGACATCTTCAAGCTCGTTCGTCAGCTGGCTGTACTGAGTCTGATACGCTTTCGCATCCTCTTCCGCTTTCTCTTTTTCGAGGTTTGCACGAATTTTAATGTTGGTTTTTTCGACATTTTCGATATCCTCTTCGAGCTTGGCGGTGCTCAGATCCTCGAGGTGCTCCGTCTCCATGTTCGCGATTCTGAGGTCATCCATAAGGCTCTGCTGCTCCGTCATAAGACGTTGAAGCTCAGCCTGGATTCCGTTTATTTTGCTGTTGACGGCGTCATAGTGATGCTGTATCTCGGCGGCTCGGTCACGCTTACGCTTATTCTCGGCGTTATGCGCCATAATACATTGCTGCTGTTTGATAAGCTCGGATGCGGAAATCAGCTGCTCCGGTACATCAGGATACTCCGTCATCTCTCTGGCATACTTGAGTTTCTGATCGGCTATCTGTCCAATCATGTGGCGCTTGTTGTAGAGCTCCGTCTCATCGTGCTCAAGCTGTGCGAGCCTGTCTCCAACGCCGATTATGCGCAAAAGTGTGTTGGCTTTTTCCTTGTTTGATGCGGTCATGAACCTCGGCAAATCAAGCGCAAGCTGAGAAATAAACTCGTTTATAAGCTGCTGACCGCCTTTTCTGCCGGTAGGGTCTGTGACCTTCAAGGTGCTGTTCTTCCCGGTGCGCTCCACTATGATGCCGCTGTCCATTGTGATTTTGAGATTGGGCGGCAGTACAGAACCCTCACGCTGTGGCTCTGACGGACGAAATCTATCGCCCCCAAGTGCCCATGCAATGCTGTCGAGCACAGAGGTCTTACCCTGACCGTTACGCCCGCCTATCACAGTCAGACCGTTTTCGGTGGGCTCGATTTTGACCGCCTTAATACGCTTTACATTCTCGAGCTCAAGGCTGTTTATCTTCATTTGACATTAGTCTCCCTTCGTGTTATCATGATGTTGAGGTTTTACCTTTGCCGTCTTCGCTGCCCACTCAGCGTTGGCGGCTTTTGTAATATGCGCAGTAATCGTCTGTCGGCGGCGATTCGCGAAAAATCCCGGTCTCGTGGGTGTACATACATGCCGTGCCGTCCCAGTCGCCGCACGGCGCTGCCATGCGTCTGCGCCAGTCACAGCTGTTGCAAATCGCCATTTTGCGCCACGGGTCACGCCCGCGCTTCGGTGTCGGTGTTGGTGCTGACACGATTACTTGCTGCCGCCGATGGTCGGTCAAGCCAGCGAGATAATCAATTGACACATCAAAATACTGCGCTATGTTCACCGCCATCGGCAGCGACGGACAGCTCTTGCCGCGCATATATGCCGATACCATGTTAGGCGCAGTGCCGAGCGTCGCTGCAAGGTCTTTCTGCGTGACTTTCGGCACGCTTTCGCGCATCAGGTCTTTTAGCCTGGCAGCAAGGATCCGCACATCGAACGGGCTTTTAGTCGTCTGATTTCCCATTGCTTTTTGTCTCCTTTCTGTTTAAGATTTTTGCTTTGAGGTCGTCCTCGAAGGCAATCAGCTTGTCCTCTTTGACAAATCCATAGATGATAAGTACGACGACAAGGATCTCAAAAGCGGTCTGAATTGCAAATTTAAGTGTCATTTTCTTTCTCCTCAAAAAAACTCATTTGTCTTTCGCTCCAATCGATATATCTGTCCTCCCACTGCACCCCTATGTAGTCCAGCACCCTGCCCCAGCCATATCTGTCATTGGTCTTTGGGTCGGTCACGCATCGGTACATCCAAAATTCCCACTCTTTTTCGTTTTTCTCCCGAAGTCGGTCAAATCGATGTGGACGTTCTTCAAGGTGTATGCCAAAGCCGCACATGGAACAGCCCGTCCTTTGCGCTCCTGTGGTGTACAGCTCTCCTATGTCACCCTCCCACCTCTGATTACGCGACTTAATCTTGCCGTATATTTCAGGAATTGGAACGTTTAATTCTGTCGCAAGCTTTAAAAGGTCTTGTCTCGTGAATATTGCAAACGGGCAGGATCTTATGGATGTTTCCCCGAAATAATTGCATCCATTGAGCATTAGGCTCTTCTCTCTTCTGCCTCCCTCCGAAGCCATAAGGCCAAGAAACGGAACACTGTTGTGCTCTTTAGCCCAATCATTACAGGGCTTCTCCTTGAGGTAATAACAGCATTTGTCACTCACAAGAAAGTTGGGTTTTTGATATTCAACGCCCTCATTCTCGTTTTCATATCCGCCGAACAAATTTAGCCATTTTTGCGGCAGTTTCATTCGGCTATTGGTACGGTTCCCGCCATATTCGCCTGTCTCGCCTGTAATTATGGCGTGTCTGACTGTTGCGTTATCAGGAGTGGGATTTTGTAATAGGTAGATTTTGTTTGCCTTTTCCTTGGACAGAACAGGAAACCCGAACTCCTGTAGAATCTGCGCCTTTGTCCACGGCTTACCATCCGAACGGAGCGCCGGCTTTAAGCGCTCAACACCGAGCTGCTTATGTACGCGCTGAATGCTTACATCTTCGAGGCTTGAGACACTCACAGCAGGAACGTCAATTCCGATATCGCGCAGAAATAGTAGCAGTGTGATGCTGTCCAGTCCTCCGACGGAAACATGGCAATTCAACCCCCGCTTCTCGCACTCCTGCACGAAAAACTCTGCAATCTCTCTCGCGTGAGCCACCTTCCGACCATATGACCATTCCTGTTTTTGTCTAAAAGCCTTAATCGTCCATACGTCGGCTTCGGACAGACCTTTTTCCCAGCCCACGTTACCCCTCCTCAAAAAATCGGTGCCCGCCGATGGTGCAAACATAGGTCTGCGACTCATGCCATTCGCTGCTCACAAGCGCCGGTGCGTAGAAGAAAAGTATCTTCGCGTCTGTCACCGTCTCGCCGGCATCAAAGACCGCGGCGACGGCTTCCCTCGTCTCTGCGTTCGGTTCTACCCTGCGGTCGGTGTAACCATACTCCTCAACTATCTCCGCAGGGCGTTTGCCGGTCTTTTCACACGCATTTAAAATGCACTGTGAGACCGCCATTTTGCCATCAAACGGCTCGATTCCCGATTCAGCCATAACAACCTCGCATATAAGCTCTCGCTCGTCTGCGGTCAACCGGTAGCGTGCTGTGGGTATCTGCGCCGATACCGTCGGTTCAGGCGCGGTAATCGGTTCTGTCTCCGGAACCGCTGCCGCCGCGAAAAGCAGGACAAGCGCCAGCACTGCGGCAATTGTTAAAAATCCTTTTGTCATTTTGATGTCTCCTTTCTGTTTTTTCACTGCGTAAGTTTCGGCAGATTGAGCAAATCTGCTTTGTTTGCGAACCACAGTCCCCCGAGCTGATATGCAGGCAATTTGCCTTCGCGGCACCATGCCCTGATAGCCGGTTCGCTGCGTTGGAATAGCCGACACATCTCCGGTATGCCGCAGACAACCGGCACTTCCGACTCACTGGTATACGGCTGATAAACTTTATATGATCGCACCGTTGCCATGCCGTTCATCCTCCCTCATGATGAAATCGCCCTCATAAAGCGTTCTTTGCCCTTGACGGTGATAAGCATCTGAACGCCTGTCCAGTCGGTCTTATCGTTGTATGTCTCCTTGATAGTGAACAGCCCTGAATCGACATGTTCCGCATAGGGCATCAGCCTGCCGCGCTTGTCGCGGTAAATGTACTTGTGGTCTATAAGCCACTTTACGAAGTCGTTCTGCTTCATCCCGAGAAGCTTCGCCGTTTCTCTGACGCCGGTAAGACTCTCGCGGTCGCACAGACCGTCAAAATATTCCGCTTTCGGCTGCATAATGGCGTTCTGAACTGAGAGGTTGGCGTTTATAGCTTTGAATCTTTCAAGCCTTTCCTCAGCCATTCTGAGGGCTCTCGACATCACCGCCTCGGGTGAGTTCCACTCTCTTTCGAGCTGCAAGAAATACTGTCTCGCCTGCTTGCCCTTTTCGTTGCGCTGAAGCATACATATTTCTTTTGCCATGTCGATTGTGAGCTGTGCGTCCTGTCTCGACTTTCCCGGAAGTCCGTCAGACCTATTGGACAAAAATGTCCGATAGTCCTCGTCCTCAGTAAAACCGTATTCGCACATTCTCGGAAACCATTTGTGAAATGGGGTTTCTACTTCCAAGAATCCGTGCAGGTCTCTTGCTAAGACCGTAGGTCTGTCGCTTTCATAATTGATTTTGATTAACTCGTTCATTTATAAAGCTCCTTTATATTGACTTTTAGTCTTGAAATTTATATACTAAAAACAAAAAATGTTGAGGTGTGTCATGCAAGTTTCTAAAACAACGAATGTTACTCTCCCGGCATCTGCTTCCTGGAGAATCGAAAAATTTTCATTGCTTGAGCTTTTTAAGACTATTGAAAATGAGTACACCGCACTGATTCCGGCATCGGAGAATTATCGAACTACCGTAGTTGTCTGTCGTGACATAAGCGATGAGACAAGGTACACTTTAGAGGAATTTAAGAAATACTTTTCAGGCAGTGCGCCTTTTAAGTCTATAACTCTCCTGTGTACCAACGCACTCGAAGAGTCCGCGTACCTTTATCTTGATACCAAAAGCATTCTGTATAAGACTCCATATCAGTGCTACATTTCAATTTCTTCCTCAAGTCTCACAGAAGCAGAAGCAGAAGATTTTTTAAAGAAGATGACAGCACTTGCTATTCCGTTTTTATCGGAACCAAACGCAGCGCAGAGCATCGAAGATTCCCGCATCCAACAGGCACCTGCTTCAAAGACTCAAGAGGAATCATGCAGTGGTGATGATGACAACGCAAACCACGATCACCCAAACAGCAAGCGCCACAAGAAAAGGGCTGCATTCTGGGATTTCGCCAAAAAATTGGGATTGCTTATCACCATTGTGGGTGGCATTATTACCATTCTTTCTTCTTTTGGCTTTCGCAGTTGCACACAGCGCAATGATTTCAAAGACCAAGCTACCGGTTACCACAGCGAAGCAGATTTTACCTAACACCATATAGTCACACCCCCCTCTTTCGACTTCCGGGCGAGTAGTTGCAGCTGCTTGCCCGGAAGCTTTTTTATTTGCTTCTCAAACTTTGTCATGGTCATCTCCATTTCTTTGACCCTCAAAGGTCGAGTATTTTTGATATTGATGCGATGATTTTCGTGCTGTTGCAGCGTCCGGTAAGAATCCGGTTGAGATAACTGCTGTCCACAAAAAGCCCGGTATCCTGGTTGAGCTGCGATATGAGCCACGCCTGCGATGTGTCCAGGTCTATCAGACGCTTTTTGACAGTCTTACCAAAATCAGTAAAGCCATATTTAAACACGGACAAGCACCTCCTTTTAATTGATTGTAATATAAAATTTTTTGTTTTTCTCCCCGCCTCGCTTTCTGCCTATCTTCTCTTCTTTTACAGTTAATGACACGATATGTGTCATCTGTAATTAAAAAAAATTTGCTCGACACTCACCCCATAATAATTGGCAAGCTTTATTTTCGTCTCGTCACGAGGGATTCTATACCCGTTCTCATACATAGCCATTGCTGATAGACTTATTCCAACAGCCCTTGCTACTTCTTCGCGAGTCTTTTTTCCTCTGAGCGACACAAGCCTTTTTGCAATATCTTCTCGGCAACAATTCATTAAATCGCCTCCTTTCGTTTTATGACACATTTCGTGACGCTTTAAGATTATCACACTTCGTGTCGCTTGTCAATATATTTTTAAAAAAGTTCTTTACTTTTGTCACGAATCGTGATACACTGTAGCCAAGGAAGTGATTCTATTGTTTAAGGAAGTTTTTAAAAAATTAAGAAAAGAAAAGCACTTAACTCAATCTGAATTAGCTGCGGCGCTCGGCATTTCACGCAGTGCGATAAGCATGTATGAAAACGGAGAAAGAGAACCCGATCTAGAAACACTAGAAGCTATAGCTGATTATTTTAACATTGATATGAATCAGCTCACGGGGCAGGAAAAATATTTATCAAAAGACAGTATTGCTTATAGAATACAAACTATAATGACATATCAGCATGTGTCACTCGATGAATTAGCATCTCGTCTCGACGTCGATAAAGATTCTCTTTACGATTTCATATATAAAACACCCGATTCTGACTTTCATGATGATTCAAGATTGCAGGGTATAGCTGACGCTTTGGAGGTAAAAAACACTGACGCCTTTTGGGGATACAACATGTTTACCAGCGACAGCTTTGAAAACTACATTAGTTTTCTATTTTATAAGATTGATAAGAACCTTCCGTTGACTCCCGTGGAAAACAATGTAATTGTTGATTACTTAAACGGCGTTTATGATGACGAAGACGATTCTTTCACAGACAACATCATCCCTCTACCAAAAACAAAAAAGATTCCCCTGCTCGGCACAATCGCCTGCGGGGAACCAATCCTTGCAACTGAAAATATTGATAAGTATATAGAAATGCCGGAATCTGTAGGCGGCACATTTGCTTTGAAATGTAAAGGCGACAGTATGATAAACGCCCACATATTTGACGGTGACGTTGTATACATCAGAGAGCAGCCTGATGTAGAAAACGGCGAAATCGCTGCAGTTTTAATCGGGGACGAAGCAACGCTAAAGCGCGTTTATAAATATCCATCAAAAGTTGTTCTTCGTCCTGAGAATCCGCTATATAACGACATTACGTATGCCGAAGAGGAAATGAACGATGTGCGCATACTCGGAAAAGCAGTTGCCCATCTGAGCGCGGTTAGATGAGGGGCAAAGTACAGATAAAAAGACTGTATAAAATATCATACTTGATGAATATATAATCTCCAACGGACAACCTGAGACAACCTGAGACGCTTTAAGGAAAATATTTATACATAAAAAATTGCATCTTTTTGTTGACAAAAACCGTCGGACTGCATATAATATAAATGTAGTCGAAGTTTATTTCGATTACCATTTTGTTAAACAGACCCACGGTAGTAAGCTTCCCATGATAGGGGAAATGCAGAATCCGCGGGTCTTATTTTTTATATTAAGGGAGAGATTTTATGGTTAAAACCGCTATTCTTGTTGACGGCGGATTTTACAGAAAACGCGCCAGAAAGCTATGGGGCAAAAAGAGCGGCATTGAACGTGCCAGTGAACTGTATGCTTATTGTCAGGCGCACCTCAATGATAAGTATGAAACAAGAAGTCTATACCGTATATTCTATTATGATTGTCCCCCAATCGAGAACACACTATATCATCCATTAACGCAAAAGAACATCCACATGAAACGCACTGATACATACAAGTGGACGATAGATTTCTTCGAGCAGCTTAGACAGAAACGAAAAGTAGCATTAAGATTGGGAACTCTCTCAGACAATAATACAGGATATCTGCTAAAGCCCGAAATCGTCAAAAAGTTATGTTCAGGCGCTTTGAAAATCGAAGACCTATCGGAAGAAGATTTTGACATAGCTGTTGAACAAAAAGGCGTGGACATGAAGATAGGTATCGACATAGCCTCTTTAGCTTACAAGAAGCAAGTAGATCAAATCATACTTATTTCCGGGGATAGCGATTTTGTGCCGGCTGCAAAGCTCGCCCGCCGCGAGGGAATAGATTTTATTCTCGACCCGATGTGGGCAGATATAAAAGACGATCTGCACGAGCACATCGACGGACTCAGATCAAACTGGAAAAAGAAAAATAAATAAAAAAGGACCCCCGGTGCTGGAACACCGAGGGCTCAGGCATCAACACACACCATGCGTATAGAGTGGATTGACATAATTATTATATCACCCGCTCTGAGGAAACACAAGTAAAGGAGCGGATTTTTTATGCCCAAAAAGTCAAATCAAAAGCGGGCCGATGGGAGAATTGCCGTGCAAGTCTTTCTCGGCACGGTGGATGGCAAGCGAAAATATAAAACGGTTTATGGCAAAACGCAGAAAGAAGCCAACGAGAAAGCCGACGAGCTGAGGGCGCGGTTAAAGAAAGGAATAGCCGCCTCCGGCATGCAGGACAAGTTCTCGGCGTGGGCGAATCTCTACATCTCATCAAAAGCCGCCAAAATCAGTGCAAGTCAATTGGATCTCATTAAAAGTCGCCTCAGCTTTTGGATTAATGCATTCGGCGACCTCAAAATAGATATTATACGCCCGATAGACATAGAAACGCCGTTAAGCGGGTTAGCCGTCAAGAATCCGCACACAGGCAAGCCCACGGCAAAAAAGACGCTGAAATCATATATGCAAATTTTGAACTCCGTTTTTGAATTTGCCATAGACAACCGTATAATCGACTACAACCCCGCCGCGCGCGTAGAGCTGCCAACGGCCAAGCCGGCAACTCAGCGCAGAGCCCTGACCGCCGAAGAGCAACGGCAGATAATCGAGTTCGAGCATCGCGGGAAGCCCGCAATGATGCTGCTGATGCTGTCCGGCTTGCGCCGCGGAGAAGCAACTGCGCTGACCTGGCAGGATATCGACTTTGACAACAGCACTATATCAGTAACCAAATCTTTTGATTTTAAGCAGCGCAAAATCAAAGCACCTAAAAACGGCAAAGCCCGAACGGTATTTGTGCCGGCACTGCTGATTGATTATCTGAAAACTCTCCCGCACGAGTCCGTTTTTGTGCTTACTTCGGCGCGCGGAACGATGATGACCGAAATGGCGTGGAAAAGGCTGCTCGAATCATATCTTTATGACATGAATTTGGAATACGGAGCGTTCACAGCCCCACAGAAAAAATTTGCACCGCAAAAAGTCCCGTTCGTAATCCGCCCTTTTACGCTGCATTGTTTAAGGCACACTTTCTGCTCAATGATGTATAACGCAGGCGTTGATGTTTTGACGGCACAGCAGCAGATGGGACACAGTGATGTAAAGACCACGCTCGAGATCTACACGCACCTCAGCCAGGAAAAGAAAGCCGCCGATATATCCAAGCTAAATTCAAGCCTTGAAAAAATGCAAGTCAAATGCAAGTCAGAGATTTTGTAACCCGTTGACACACAAGGGTTTTGAGCCTTTGAACTCTATCCTCATAACCCGGAGGTCGCAGGTTCAAGTCCTGCCTCCGCAACCAAATCTGTTACCGTTGTTGATACCATATCAACAACGGTAATTTTTTATTTTCCACCGTCTGAGGAGTGGTTTTTTGCGAAAAGCAGGGCTTTTCCCGAACATTTCCGTCCATCGGCGCGATGCGCGCCCGGATTTGCTGCGGTCATGACGAGTCTCTCCGGAACTTAGCAAAACGGCAATCGTTATAAGAGTAGAAACGATAAATAATTATTATCCATATAGAAACCCGCTGAAGGCGGTGATACCGCTCTGAACCTTTAGCGGATTTTCTTTAACAACCGTGGGACAGAAAGGACAAAAAGGACAGAACCGGGCTGGTATCATCCTTACTGATTTGGTTCTGTTCCTTATATAAATACTGGATTTTTGACACTGGGTGCAGTATAATTCTAATAATGTCATTCTGGAGGGATTGCTGTGCCTCGTATCTCAACGAAAGAAAATAAAAACATAAACAATAGGAGCACGAAAATTAACACAGCACAATTCGTGCGTTTTCTGTTGTAATAAACGCACGCGTGTGTTATAATAATTGCATTGGAGGTGAGATTTGTGTCTAATATCGGTTTCAAAGAAAACCTTGTAAATGAATTTAAAAGCGACAGGACCTGTTTGCCTGACAGTGACATCATCGACGCGGTGGTCGCCTTTGCAAACACCGACGGCGGCGACTTATATTTGGGCGTTGAAAATGATGGGGAAATTACTGGACTGCACAACAAGCATAAAGATATCACACAGCTTGCAGCGTTCATTGCCAACCGAACGGTTCCACCGGTTTCTGTTCGTACGGAAATTTTGGAATACGATTCGCCGGTGTTGAAAATTTCTGTTCCCAAGCGAATCAGTGTGGTAGCTTCCTCTGATGGCAAGATTCAGCGACGCCGGCTTAAGCCGAATGGCGAACCTGAAAATGTTCCCATGTATCCATACGAAATAACAGCCCGGCTTTCTTCTTTGAGCCTCCTCGATTATTCTGCACAGCCTGTTCCGGATGCTACCTATCAGGATCTTGATCCTGTGGAGCGCGAACGGTTACGGAACATCATTCGTTCCTATCGTGGAGAAGCGACCCTTCTGGAACTGAATGACGAGGAGTTGGACAAGGCATTACAGTTGGTCACAATTCAGGATGGAGCTATCGTTCCCACATTTTGCGGCATGCTGCTGATTGGTAGGAAAGAAGCCCTAAAGCGCCATATGCCAACGGCAGAAGCATCCATACAAGTTCTCGTAGGCACGGATATCAAGGTGAATGAGTCCTTCTATTTGCCCATTCTTGCGGCGTTTGAAAAAATATCGGATACTTTTTCTGCATGGAATCACAGCGAAGAAATGGAACAGGGGCTGTTCCGCATCACGATCCCCGACTATGATCCCAGGGCCTTCCGCGAAGCGTTGGTCAACGCATTCTGTCACAGAGACTATTCTGTCCTAGGCCGCGTTCTGGTTCAAATAACGGATGAAGGAATGACCATCAGCAATCCCGGCGGCTTTATCGATGGCATTCGAGCCGACAATTTACTGGATGCCGAACCTCATGGCAGGAACCCGGCATTGGCTGATGCAATGAAGCGTATTGGCTTGGCTGAGCGTACGGGAAGGGGAATCGACCGCATTTTTGAAGGGTCCCTGCTGTACGGCCGATTGCTTCCGGACTACTCAAATTCTACGCAATCCAGTGTGAAACTGTTTATTCCCAAAGGGCCAACTGATAAAGCATTTATTTGCATGGTTTCCGAAGAACAGCAGCGCCTTGGACGGTCGCTGCCGATCCATCTGCTACTTGCACTGGATGCGGTAAAGCAATTACATCGCGCCTCGGTACAGGATGTCGCAGAAAGAATTCATACCGATGAGGGCCGGGTACGCGTTGCTCTTGAAACCCTCGTGGAGTCGGGATTGGTCGAACGCTTGGGGAATGGTCGCGGACGATACTATATCATGAGTTCGAGGTATTCTAAAAAAACGAACAATGCCGTCGAATATGTGCGAAATCGAGATATCGATGCGCTTCGGCATCAGGAACTGGTAATGCAACTAGCACAGACGAAGGGAGAAGTTACTCGTGCAGATGTGGTGGAACTCCTGCATGTGGCACCTTCTCAGGCATATCGGATCCTGCAAAAGTTAAAAGATGCCGGGCAACTGTCGCTGGAAGGAAAAGGCGCAGGAGCCAGGTATCGCACGACAAAATAGAATCATAACCACTAGTAAACTAGTGGTTTGCACAGCCCCTATAAGGGGCGCCTACTGGCACAGCCCCTGAAAG